ATGTATCATTATGACAAGTAAATTTGAAAATATAGACGAAGCATTAGAAATAGAAGCAACTTCTGTATCAAAAGAAATTGTAAAAAAATCAAAAGAAGCAATAGCAAGACCAACTTTTGGTGAGGAGAGTGATAAAGATTACGAATATACAAGAGGAAATCTATATTCATTAATTGAAAAAGGACAAGAAGCAATTGATAATATTATGGATTTAGCACAGCAAAGTGATAGTCCAAGAGCATATGAAGTTGCAGGACAATTAATTAAAAGTGTTGGTGATGTGACAGATAAATTGATTGATTTGCAACACAAAATGAAGAAACTTAAAGAAGAAGATATAAAAGGTCCTTCCACTGTTAATAACTCTGTCTTTATTGGTTCAACCGCAGATCTTCAAAAATTATTGAAGCAAGGTTTAATGGATTCTAAATAGTTAAAAAATTTCTAATGAAAACTTTTCAGGAATTTATTTTAGAAGCAAGTTGCAATGGAAGTCCAAAGGGAATGGAATGCCCCACTCACGGAACTGCAAAGTGCCCTAAAGTAAAATCACATAAAACAGTTGAAGCAATTGCGGCAAAGCATCGTTTAGATGTATCTTTTATTGAAAATCAACTTAAGATGGGTGTGCCCATCGAACACGAACATACAAAAAACAAAACACTAGCAACTGATATTGCACTTCAGCATCTTGAAGAAATTCCAGATTATTATACTCGTCTCAAAAAAATGGAAGCAAGTGCAAAAAAAGAACATAAGAAGTTCAAAGACGTAAAGGAAACAGTTACGATTGAAGACGCAAATGGAAATACATTTTTGGAAATTGTTGATTTAATTAAACCAAAAAAAATGAAAGGTGTTAGTGAAGAAACAAAATCTGGTGATTCATCTCTTCATGATTGGTTTACAAAATCAAGTGGAACAAATCCAAAAACAGGAAAAAAAGTACCAGGATGGCGTCAAATAGGAGGTAAGTTTGCAGGTGCTCCTTGTGCGAAACAACCAGGACAAACCACAAAACCAAAATGCGGTTCATCAAAAATGGCTGCAAATATGTCAGATGAGGAAGAAGATGCAGCAGCAAGAAGAAAAAGAAAAGAAGATCCAAATCCAAATAGATCAGGACAAGCAAAAAATGTTAAGACTGAAGAATTTGTAAATGAAGATGCTTGCAAAGAAAAAGTAAAATCTAGATATAAAATTTGGCCTAGTGCTTATGCATCTGGAGCATTAGTCAAATGCCGTAAAGTTGGTGCAGCAAATTGGGGAAATAAAACAAAAAAAGATAATGTAGATGAAGGATATACAAGGATACAGTCTCGTGGATCTACTTATAGTATTCTGTTAAATTGGAGAGGTAAATATCTTTCAGTTCAAATGTTTTTCCCACAATTTGCTAGACCACCAAAAGATCAGGTCACTTATGAAGTAAGAAAGATATATCCTGGTGCGATTGTATTATCGTTTAATCCATCGACAAAAGACCCAACAAAACCATTATTGTTTACAGGAGATGAAAATGAATCCAGACGATATTGAACTGGAAAATCTTTCTAAGATTTTTGAATACGAAAGAATTTCTAGGGAACTTGATACTTGTGATAATATAGAACTTCTAAAAAATATAGCAAAATGCTATGTAAAACTTTATTTTAAACAACAAGAAACAGTTGCAAATATGGCTATTAATTTATGATCGATAAACATTATAAGGGTAATCCGAACTTAAAAGCGGAAAACGTTCAAATTGAATTTACTACAGACCAAATCCAAGAATACTTAAAATGCAAAAGTGACCCAATTCATTTTGCAAAAAATTATGTAAAAATTGTTTCTTTGGATCACGGATTAGTTCCGTTTGATATGTATGATTTCCAAGAAGAATTGATTACAAACTTTCACGAAAATAGATTTAATATTGCAAAACTTCCCAGACAGACAGGAAAATCAACTACTGTTGTATCATATCTTCTTCATTATGCTCTTTTTAATGATAATATAAGAATCGCAATTCTAGCAAACAAAGCAGAAACAGCAAGAGAACTTTTAGGTAGATTGCAATTGTCTTATGAAAATTTACCAAAATGGTTACAGCAAGGTGTTGGTTCTTGGAACAAAGGTTCATTAGAACTTGAAAATGGGTCTAAAATCGTAGCGGCATCTACATCATCATCTGCTGTTCGAGGAAACTCTTTTAATATTATTTTCTTGGACGAATTTGCGTTCATTCCAAATCATATTGCAGAACAGTTTTTCTCTTCTGTGTATCCCACTATTTCTTCAGGACAAAGCACAAAGGTTATTATCATCTCAACTCCCAATGGGATGAATATGTTTTATAAACTTTGGCATGATGCCGAAAGAGGAAAGAATGGTTATGTTCCATTGGAAGTTCATTGGTCTGCAGTTCCTGGCAGAGATGCAGAGTGGAAACGACAAACAATTGCAAATACATCCGAAAGACAGTTTACACAAGAGTTTGAGTGTGAATTCTTGGGGTCTGTTGATACTCTGATTACTCCATCAAAACTTAGAATGATGGTTTATGATGATCCACTCACTAGAAGCAAAGGAATGGATGTTTATGAAGATCCAATAGAAAAGCACACATATTTAATGACTGTTGACGTATCTCGTGGAATGAGTAATGACTACTCGGCATTTATTGTGTTTGATATTAGTCAATTCCCATATAAGGTAGTCGCAAAATATCGAAACAACGAAATCAAGCCTATGCTTTTCCCAAATATTATTCACGAAGTTGCAAAAGCATATAATAAAGCATTTGTTCTTGCTGAAGTGAATGATATTGGAGAGCAAGTATCAAGTATACTTCATTTTGATTTAGAATACGATAACATTTTGATGTGTTCGATGAGAGGAAGAGCAGGTCAAATGGTCGGACAGGGATTTTCTGGAAAGAAAACTCAACTTGGAATTAAAATGTCCAAAACAGTTAAAAAAGTTGGATGCTCTAATTTAAAAACAATTATAGAAGATGACAAACTAGTCATCAAAGATTATGACATTATTAGTGAATTAACTACTTTTATTCAAAAGAGTCAATCCTTTGAAGCAGAAGAAGGATGCAATGATGACCTTGCGATGTGTCTTGTAATTTTTGCCTGGTTGGTCGTTCAGGATTATTTCAAGGAGATGACTGATAATGATGTTCGCAAAAGAATTTACGAAGATCAAAAAGATCAAATAGAACAAGATATGGCACCATTTGGATTTTTATCGGATGGGTTAAGTGAAGAAACTTCTTTCGTTGATGAGGATGGAGATAGGTGGCATTTAGATGAATATGGTGATGTTTCTTATATGTGGCAATATCAGTAAAACATAAAGTTAGCAATTTATAAATACTTCTAGACAAAATGAACTTCTTCAAGAGGGGAAAAAGATGGCGGTAAATTTAGTATCACCTGGAGTCAAGATAAGAGAAGTTGACTTAACTGTTGGTGGTATCACAGCAGCAAATAATCAAGTTGGCGCTATTGCTGGACCTTTTCAGAAGGGTCCAGTTGATGTTCCTATTTTAATTGAAACTGAGAATGATTTACTTAATGTATTTGGTAAACCAATTTCTTCAGATTCGCAATACGAATATTGGTTAGGTGCTTCTTCATATCTTTCTTACGGTGGTATTCTAAGAGTTGTAAGATGTAATGGAACCAGTTTAAATAACTCAAATGCTGGAGTTAATGCAACGTCAGTAACATTAAAAATCAAATCAACAGAAGATTATAATAATAATTATTCAACTGCTACTAGTTGGTATTGGTCTTCCAAGAATCCAGGTTCTTGGGCAAATAACTTAAAGGTTTGTGTGGTTGATGCTGCAGCAGACCAAAGACTTGCTATTAGTACTACTAACGTGCAGGTTGGATATGCTGTTACTGCTTCATTTGATCAAACAGTTGCTGGTATTGGAACAACAACAAGAGAACAAGGATTACTCAAAGGCATTATTACCAAAGTCAATTCTGGTTCTATTGATGTAAAAATTACCGCAAAATCTTCTGGTGCTGGTTCAACTGTATTTGCTGAAACTTCTTATTCTGAAGGAAGTGTAAATGCATTTAACAGTAGTTCATCTATTTACATTACAAATAATAGTGGTTCAGTTGAACTTGAAGATTCTGTAATCCCTACTTTTAGTGGCATAACCAGTACTAGCAGAGCATTAATAACACTTCCACTTGGTGATAGTCGTGTATCTGGTCTTTCTACTGGACAAAAAATTAAATCAACAACTGGTTCTGCTTTGAGTTCTGGTACAACTATTAGTGGATTTGGAACCACATCTATAAATCCAGTCACTGGAATTACCACGACAGATGTTTATAATACTATTGGATTGAGCACAACTATACTCAATCCTGGATCATATACATTTGTAATTTATAATACTAATGGACAAACTACTCCCACATCAGTTTCTGATTGGTATAACGAGCAAACATTAGGATTATCAAATGCTACTGTTTATTGGAAAAATATCGCACCAAGACCAAAAACTTCTCAATATTCTTCCGAGAGAAGTGGAAGAAATGATGAACTTCACGTCGTTGTTGTTGATGATACTGGAGTAGTAACTGGTACTGCTGGAAATATTGTAGAAAAATATACAAATCTTTCTAAAGCATCCGATGCGAAGATTACACCATCAGAACCAAATTACTATAAAGATATTATTGCTGCAAATTCACAATATATTTTCCCTGGATTTGCCCCAGTTGGTGGTCCTTCAAAATTTGCAACAGTATCGGGAGTTTCATCAGCATCCAATACTACTTGGGGTCTAACCGCACAAGGAAATACATTTAATGTAATTGGTGCAACTACCTACAATTTAACTGGTGGCACAGATTATTCTGGAATTGGAACTGTTGGTGGTTATTCAGTTTCTTTAGCAGATGTAATTAGTGGATATAGAAACTTCACAAATCCAGCAGAATACCAAAT